TAATGACGTAACTATAGAATTAAATGGAAATACAAATATTGAAAAAGCATTTAATTTTTTTATATCACCAGCTGGTGGTCAATTTACGCCGCAACAGGCTGCAGGTATGATAGGTAATTTTTGTGTAGAATCAGGAGCTACTACTAATCGTGGAGATATTAATCCAGCTGCTGTTTCTGGATTTCAAAATGAAGGATCGTTTGGAATTGCGCAATGGAATCCTGCCAAAAAAGCAGGAGATAGGTTTGGAGAATTAATGAAGTTTGCTGCAAGCATTGGTCAATCTCATAGACTTATTGAAACACAAATTAGATTTGTAAAGTATGAGCTAGAAACTTTACCGTATTTAGGAATTGGAAAACTTAGAAAAGCTGAAACAGTTAAAGAAGCAACTATTGTATTTCAAGATAAGTATGAAAGGCCAAATAAAGCTTTAGCTCATACTAATCAACGAATAGCATTTGCGCAAGAAACTATAAAAAAACTTGGAGTTGGAGCTGAGGTAGTAATTTTATGAGTGAATCAGAAACAATAGAACTAAAAGGAAAATCAATTGCTTTCGGTAAAGGGCCTTTAGGAAAACATAGAAAGTTTGATGGAAGAACTTTTAATTTTGGACCTAAAGACGACATTGCAGAAATTATTGAGATTAGAGCTGGAACTGGATCTTTAAGCTCGAGCTTGTTATATAAAGGTGTAGACTATACCCATAATAAATCTTCTGTGACTTTAAATAATAATTATACGTATATTAGAATTGAATTTATTCGAAATGTTTCTGAAGATGAGTTTCAACAAGCCACTGAAAATGCACCCTTTCTTAGAGATATAAGAGCTAATTTACTAGCAAATGTCGGAGGTGCAGAAAAAGCTACAGCTGAAAATGAAAAAGCTAAATTTAAAATAAGCAATACAGCTATAGTTAATGATCCTGGTAAAGTTGTATCTGGATTTATGGGTTTAGTAGGTGGAGCTAAACCTACGGCTAATTTTGTTGATAGACCTAGAGTAACAAAATTATTAGAAAGTGCTGGCGATGGATCTGCTAATAAACAATCTACAAATACAACTGTGCTAGGAAATCTTTTAAAATCTTCGAGTATGAAAGATACTAATTTAAATAAAGCAGTTTTTGTAAATGGAACTAGAAACGAAATACAAAATACATTTAAAAAACATATGCCAGGAATAAATAAAAATAATCTTAAAGAGCAAATGAAATTCTTTATTCCTTCAGGACTATCAGACAAAATTTTAAAAACAGCTGAAGAAGCTTCAGATGATAAAGAAGCAGGCACAGATCCAATTAAAAATATTGTTACAAAACAAAAAGAAGTTATAAAAGCAAGAGCACAATTAAGTAATAATGCAGGAAGTGGTTTAGGCCTTAAAGATCTTTTCGGAAACATATTAGATATGTGCCCAGCTGGTGCTAGATCTAATGTAAATGTACAACCAAATATATTAGCTGCAGCAAAAGGTTTAACACCACCAGGTATTCCAGGTGATATAAATTTACCAATATCAAATATTTCACCAGGTCTTAAATTATCTGCAGAAGAAATTGCAAACCCAGCAGTTATAAAAGAGTTAATGCCCGGAACTAATTCAGTTACAGGAAAAATTGATTATAATACTAATATGAGTAAAGCAATGGGTAAAGGTAAATTAACACCTAACATGCAACCAGTTGTTGGAAAAGATGAAGTATCTAGTGCAGAAGCTGAATCAAATTGGAAAGGTTATCTTACTAATTCCAGCGATTATAACTTTGAAACACTAGGGTCTTTAGATAAATTATGTAATTATTTAGATGGGCATCCTCGAGTTACTGGTAAAGGTATAAATGCTTTTACTTTTGCAATTGTTGACTGGACAACTGATGACTTAGTTGATTTTGATACGCCAGGTCTTCATGAAGAAATGAAAAAAATTGATTTAGATGACGAAATATCTACTCTTACATCAGCTGGTAAAACTCCAACAGAAGCATCAACTGAAGCGCGTAAAGAGTTAGAAGGTTTAAATTCTAGATTATATGGATTACAAGCACATTTTGTAATTGAAAGAGATGGCACATGTAAAAAAGGAAGACCTTTAGGAGAAACACTTGACCCTGTATTTGACAATTATGCCAATAAAGGTATATACATTCTTATTATAGCAGGTAAAACTAATCCTCCTACAACTCAACAAGCAGCCACACTAGATACTGTTTGCGCTGGAATATTAGCGTATATGTATCAAATTCAATTAATAGGCGTATATGAAATTGATTCAGATTATATTGCGCCAGGCTTAGATATTGAAGCAATAAGAAAAAAATACGGTAAAGTTTTAACAATAGATCCAGCTGATTCAAGATCTGCAGAAATATCTAGAGCACAACAAGCGCTAATTAAACCACCAGAAGTAGCAAAGCCTACAACTACTAAGCTTAAAACAGAAGAATCATTTAGCCCTACTAAAATCACTAAAGACTATGAAAACATTGATCCTGCTACAGGTAACAAAAAGGTAGTAACCTTAGAAGAAGCTCAAGCTGAAATGAAAACTGCATTAACAGAGATTCAACAAAACAAAGGGGATATTAAAGCTGAGATGGAAGCTAATATAACAAAAGCTAGAGGAGATGCTAGTAAGATATTAGGTGATAAAAATGCAAAAGCTTTGTTTGGAGCAACTGATGGATTGTCAGCTGGCTTTGATGAAAACATTAAAAAATTAAATTTTGATAATTTAAGTCAATTAACAGATAAATTTAACTTCATAAAATAAAGAGACAATATTATGCCAATGGAAAATAAAGATTTTAGCAAAGCTTCGATTAATAATAATCGAAATGGTTTTGCTGATAGAACAGGAAGTTATCCTAAACAAGGTTCTATTAATTCGCCTTCAGTGAATGATAAAGCAAGAGGAACAACTAGAGTAAACGTTGAATTAGGCGGAGCATCTGCAGATATAGATCTAGAAATAAAAGAAGAACCAGCATCAATATATCCTAATTCTCAAGTTAAAGAAACTGCTTCTGGACACATTATAGAAACTGATGATACACCTGGTGGTGAGCGTGTTATGATTAGGCATAGAACTGGTTCAGGCGTAGAAATGAGAGCAGATGGAACTGTAGTATATGGTTCAGTGGCTAACACAATAAGAGTAACAGCTCATGACGAAAAAGTTATTGTTGATGGCGATGGTGAACTTCATTATAATGGAAATTTAAAATTAAAAGTTTCTGGAGATTTTGATTTAGAAGTCGGAGGAGATTTTAATGTAAAAGTAGAAGGCGATGTTGATCAAACAATAAAAAGAGGTTATAAACAAGATATTGGTGGAAGTAAAGAAGTTCAAATAATTGAAAGTAAATCAGAAACAATAGGGATAGATGCAACAACATTTATACATGGAAATAATACAAGTATTATAAAAAAATCAAATGGATTATTTGTAGGAGAAGATCAAGCACAAAATATTGGTGGTACACTAGTTATGACAGCTGAAAAAGAAATTACACTCTCATCAAAAAGTGTGAATATTGCTGCATCATCTTTAGCAATGCTAGGTGATAGTGGAACTATTGGAGGTACTGATATGGTATATTATGGAAAAACTGCGCACATTCCAAGAATTAATTCAACTTCAATCCATGCTACAACATTTCACGGAGATTTAAATGGTGTAGCTGAAAAAGCAAATGAAGCAAATAAAGCTGGAACTGCAGTTCCAGGACCTGCTGGCACGGGCGGAACACCAACAGTTACAACTGCAACAAATAAAGTTACAGCAGAGCCAACAACTTCTTTATTAAACGACGCGTTAGAAAACTCTTCAATAGGAATAAAAAGAGTAGATATCGATACATCAAAAGGTTTATTTAACAGGTTAAATAGATTAGATCATTATGGTGGAGTATCAAAAACAGATTTAACTACACGTCAAGTAAGATCAAAGTTAAGAGATCCAAATAATATTAATAACGAAACTTTTACAGGAGCTTGTATTGCTGAAGGCATATTATCACCATTTTTTTCTCGAGAAGCAATACTAACAGTTGACAGAATAGTTTCAAATGAAAAAAGTCTTAGAATTCCAAGTACAATTATGGGAAATCCAGCTAATCCTATGGAAAGATTTATAGGTACTCCTAATAGCGTAAATAAAACTGATGCTTTACCAGATGCTAAATTTAATCCAGTGTTTCAAGAAGGATCTATATCAAGTAGAACACGATTAGCCGAAGGAATTACCATGGCTACATTTTTAGGTGGAGTAGGCGATCCTGTAACTTTAACTCATATTCTTGATGATGGCGAAAGACTAAACCTAGCTAAACAATATACATTGCACACACGTATTTTAAAAGCGGTAAACTCTCATAAAGCTGTTCGTGAATTTAAAGATTTTAGACTGCAAGTAGTAGAAGGTCTATATAGACCTGAAATAGGTGAAGACTTAGATGTTAGTGATGGAATTAATTATTTAATGTCTAGAGGTAGAGCCGTTGTTTATGAATTAATAAATGAAAAAGGTGAAATAGCTATAGAAAAAACATTTGATTTGGCTGTATATTTTAAAGATAATATACAATTTGAAAAAATGATATTAGATTATGATAATTATAATCCAGATGATTCGTTAAATGCTCAAATTATTATAATAATGCCAGAAATAACACCGCCATGGGAAGTAATTTACACTAATAAAATTGAAACTAGATATAATAACTTTTCTCAAGTAACTAATGAGTTAATGGAAGCATTACCTACTACATAATTGTATAAATAGAACAAAAGGAAATAATATGCCAATTAGAGCTTTTGCAGTAGAAGATGGAAACATAGGAAGTAAAACTATTCTTACTTCTCAAACAAGGTCATCTTTAGATATTGATTTGTCTTTTACTAAAAAAGCGTCAGGTGATATATTTAAGAAACAACATGCTGCAGCTGTAAAACAAGCAGTAAGAAATTTATTACTTACTAATTTTAGTGAAAAGCCATTTCAACCTAGATTTGGTGGAAATCTAAATTCATTATTATTTGCTTTAAATACTGATATTGATGATGAAGATTTAGAAGAACAAATAATTCAAGCAATTGAGATATTTGAACCTAGAGCTAAAGTTCTAAATATAGCTACTAATTTAAACGAAGATTCACACGAAATAAAAGTTTCAGTCACCTTTAAAGTAATTAATACAAATGAAACTGTTACTACTAATATAGATTTAACAAGGTTAAGATAATGGCAACAACAATTAAATCAACTCAATTAGACTTTGACACTATAAAAAGTAAATTAAAAGAATATTTAAAACAACAAGCTGAATTTCAAGATTATGATTTTGAGGCTTCTGGCTTAAGTAATATATTAGATGTTTTAGCATATAACACGCATTTTACTGGATTAAACGCTAACTTTGCGTTAAACGAATCTTTTATTAATACTGCGCAATTAAGAAGTTCAGTTGCGTCTCTAGCAGAAGGATTAGGTTATACTCCAAGGTCTTATGTTTCATCTGAAGCAAGTTTAGATTTATCACTTAGTATCACTACAACACCGCGGCCTGCAGCTATAATACTTCCAAGAAATACTCAGTTTACAACTAGCGTTGATGATGTTTCGTATACTTTTCAGACAAGAGAGTCGTTTTCTGCTAATGACAATGGAAACGGAATATATCAATTTTTAAACTCTACTAATGGAACTGGAATACCTGTATTTGAAGGAACAGAAAAAACTAAAACATTTTTTGTAGGAGATACATCTGATACTCAAATATATGTGATACCCGATATCACATTAGATACTACTACATTAAGAATACGCGTATTTCCAACTGCAGGTTCAACACTTTTTGACACATATACTGATATTAAAAAAGCTGTTAAAATAGAAAATGACTCAACATACTATCAAATTAAAGAAGTTCCTAATGGTTATTATGAGTTAATTTTTGGTGATGGATTAACTACTGGCAAAGCGCCTAAAGCAGGTAATAAAATTGTAGTAGATTATTTATCAACACTAGGCTCAGCCGGAAATGGTGGTGTTACTTTTACGCCAAAATCAAGTATAAGAATAAACGATGTAGATTATAATATGATTGTAGTTACTACTGCAAATTCGGCAGGAGGAGCGTTTAAAGAAAATATTGAATCAATAAGGCAAAATGCTCCTATAGCATTCACGTCTCAGCGCAGACTTGTAACAGCTGAAGATTATAAAGGACAAATTCTTTCAAATTATAACGCTTATTTAGATGATGTAACGTCTTATGGAGGCCACGATAATGTTCCAGCTACATATGGAGTTGTATATCTTGGATTAAAATTTAAAGACGGAATAACAGCTAGCACACAACTATCAGTTAAAGATCAAATAAAAACAGAGTTAACTGATAATATGTCAGTTATGTCTATTACAAGTGAATACGTAGATCCGATAACAACACTTGTACAATTATCTACAAATTTTAATTTAGATCCAGATTTAACTAGTTCAACTCTTCAAGCTATGCAAAATTTAGTACAAAATGCAATTACAGAATATTTTTCTGTAAATTTAGGAAAATTTAATAAAGTATTTAGAAGATCTAATTTGTTAACTATTATCGATGCGTTAGACCCCGCAATACTTAACTCTAGAATGGATGTAAAGCTCTTACAAACCTTTGTTCCAACTAATAACATATCTTTGTCTTACACTATAACGTACCCTGTTAAATTAGCTGCGCCAGATACAACAATAGCCACACTGAAATCATCTGGATTTGTTTTTAATTCTAAATCTTGTTTTTTACAAAATGAAATAGGATCTAGCAAAATACAAGTTGTATCTTCTACTGGATCAATTGAGGTTGACAATGTTGGAACATACAATGCAGATTTAGGCACTGTTAATTTAGTTGGGTTTAAGCCTTCATCTATAGAAGGTTCTTTTATAAGTATATCTATAACACCAGCTAATCAGAATACAATTAGGCCTTTACGTAATTACGTATTAGAATTAGATCAATCTGTATCAACTTCTAGAGCATTACTTGATTTTCAAAACACTAAGGTATCTATTTAATGTCAGTTCATTATCATAGTAAAAGAAGATTTAAGAATTTACAAGTTAGAAAAGTTCGTGAAGCGCTTCCTGAATATTATACTTCAGACTATCCTAAGTTAGTTTCATTTTTAGAAAAATATTATGATTTTATAGATTCTGACAATGGAACGCACGCATTTGGCGATAACATTAGACAGCTATTCGGCACCAAAGATATACATGAAACTCCTGAGAATTTACTTAATAACTTAGTAGGTGAGGTTGCTGGAGGATTAGAAACTGGTGACAATTTTACAGATACTAGATATGCTTTAACTCGATTAGCTGAACTATCTAGAAATAAAGGAACTAAGTTTAATTTTCAAGAATTTTTTAGATTATTTTTTCAACAAGTTGCTGAAGTAGAATATGGAAAAGAATCAATATTTAATATCGGTGATTCAAAGAGTCAAATAGGTGTTGACTCTTTAAAGTATATACAAAACAATGAATTGTTTCAAACGTTTGGATTATTAGTAAAAACTGGTATTGATACTTCGCAATGGGAAGAATTATATAAAAAGTTTGTTCATCCTGCAGGATTCTATTATAAAGGTGAAGTTGTATCTGACACAGTAGCATCATTAAATATAACTGCACCTATATCTTTAGTAGATTCTTCTCCTGGTCCAACACTGGTATCTGAAGCTATTGCAACATTTTCTACGCCATTCCTACAAGCAACAGTGTTAATAGATTCAAGTGGAACAGATGTAAGAACTGCTCTTAATGAGTTAGTAAGCGATTACCAAGGGTTTACTTTACAACAATTAGATACAACCTACCATTCAGTCAAACAAGTTATAACACCAAATTCATTTACTTTTGATGACAGTAGTATTAGAGATAGTGATGAAAACGCAACTCCAGACTTTTCAATAACACTAGAAACTATGGATAATCAAATATTTACAAGACGTACAAGTGACTCGTCTTTCTAGTATAAATAACACTATAATTAGGAATAAAAAATGACAAGAGAAAATATTAGCACAGGATCTTCAGCAAATGACGGAACAGGCGATACGCTTCGTAGTGCTGGTACAAAAATTAATGCAAATTTTACAGAATTATATACTCTTCTTGGTGGTAATGCTAACACGTTAAGCACTCAAGTTACATTAGGTACTGATGGTGTAATATTTGAAGGTAGTACACCTGATGGTAATGAAACATCTCTAAAAGTAACTGATCCTACTGCAGATAGAACAGTTACATTACCAAATGCAACAGGTACAGTATCTTTAATAGATAATACTGAAACACTTACTAATAAAACACTTACAACACCAGTTATAGCATCTATAACAAATAGTGGAACTCTAACAGTTCCTACTGGTGGCGGAATAATAGCAACAAAAGCTGGAACAGAAACTTTTACTAATAAAACACTAACATCACCTATAATAAATACTGGTAAATTTGGAACATCGTTAAATGACACTAACGGAAATGAAGTTATTAAATTTACTGCCACATCGAGTGCGGTAAATGAATTAACAATTGCAAATGGTGCTTCTACGACTGGTCCTACATTGTCTGCAACTGGTGGTGGAGCAAATT